GTCGCCCGGGAATCGGCTCACGCTGGCTCGATCGCTACGGCGCAGACACCTATCAAAAAAATGAAGTGATCCTAAACGGAAAGGCTATGAAACCACCCAGATACTATGACAACTATTACTCCAGAATCGACGAATCACTTGTCGAACTGGCCAAACAACAACGCTCCAACGCTCACAACGACCGTATGGAAAAACTTGGCCCAGACTACCAACACTCACGGCGTCAATACGCCGCAAAAATCATCGCTGAAAAGCGCCTTCAACAAAGGAACAACATCCAATGAAAATTTACACCATACGCGACCAGGTCGCGGGATTCTTCATTTCACCATTCATGGCCGAAAACGACGCTCACGCTCAGAGAATGTTCATCGTCTCTCTGGGTGATTCCTTCCAACACCGTGCCGACTTCTCACTTCATTTCGTCGGCTCTTTCGACACAGAAACTGGCGAAATCACACCATCTGATCCAATGATGGTCATGGCCGGTCTTTCAATAGATCCGCGCCTCGATCCACGTCCTTCAACTCAGGAGATCCAACAATGAAGTCCGTCATGAAACATAACTTCTCACAAGTCCCTCGCGCCAATATCCCGCGCTCGTCTTTCGACCGCTCCTGCGGCCACAAAACAACTCTTAACGCTGGCGATCTGATTCCAATCTTCGTGGATGAAGCCCTACCCGGCGATACTTTCAACGCCAAAATGCACGCCTTCGGGCGTCTCGCCACGCCTCTCCATCCATTCATGGACAATCTATTTCTCGACACTCACTTCTTCTTCGTCCCCAATCGTCTCATCTGGGACAACTGGGAACGATTCAATGGCGCACAGGACAATCCGGGTGATTCAACCGACTATCTAATCCCTCAGATGTCGGCGCCCCCAACCACAGGATACACAAATGGATCACTCTCAGACCACATGGGAATCCCAACAGAAATTCCTGACCTTTCACACAATTCCCTTTGGCATCGAGCCTATAACCTTATTTATAACGAATGGTTCAGGGACCAAAATCTGCAAGATTCCGTCGTCGTTGACCGCGACGATGGACCAGACGACCCCGCTGATTATCCAATTCTTAGAAGGGGGAAACGTCATGACTACTTTACGTCTGCGCTCCCTTGGCCACAGAAAGGGCCTGCTGTCGATCTCCCTCTAGGTCAATCCGCACCCATTCCGGGAATCACTCGAACCGGGACCGTATCGGGAACTCACCCAGCTAACGTCGGAGCAAACGCAGATAGCGTTTCTGTCTTCGATGCAGGCTCTACCATTGCCGCTGTCTTCGACCTCGATGATCAGGGGAATCCGCTGACTGTCGACCTCTCCGCCGCCACCGCGGCAACCATCAACCAACTTCGCCAGGCATTCCAAGTCCAAAAACTCTACGAACGCGATGCCAGGGGCGGGACTCGGTATATCGAACTTCTCAAATCTCACTTCGGCGTCACGTCTCCAGACGCTCGCCTTCAACGCCCCGAGTACATCGGCGGTTCCTCTGCTCCAATTTCAATCAACCCTGTCGCTCAAACATCCTCGACGGACACAACTTCACCACAAGGCTCTCTTGCTGGTGTCGGGACCGCCCATATGGCCGGTCACGGCTTCAACAAATCCTTCGTAGAACACGGCGTTATCATCGGACTCGTCTCGATCCGCGCCGATCTCACCTACCAACAAGGTCTGAACCGTATGTTCAGCCGTCAAACTCGCTGGGATTTCTACTGGCCTGCTCTCGCCCACATTGGCGAACAAGCCATCCTGAATAAGGAAATTTACGCTCAGGACCCAGCTGTAGTCGATGCAAACGGCGATCCCGTAAACGAAAACGCATTCGGCTACCAAGAACGCTTTGCCGAATACCGCTACAAACCTTCACTTATCACCGGACAATTCCGGTCAAACTACTCTTCTTCCCTCGATACTTGGCACCTCAGCCAAGACTTCGGGTCTCTTCCTGCTCTGAATGACTCCTTCATTACAGAAAACCCACCTGTAGACCGCGTAATCGCGGTCCCAACTGCTCCCCATATGATCCTCGATACGCACATGGTTCTTAAATGTGCTCGACCGATGCCCATCTACTCCGTTCCCGGTCTGATCGATCACTTCTAGATTTCATATAGGTTAGATTCCTATCGGGCAGTACGCGCAGGCCAACAGGCCGAGCATCTTAGAAAAAAGTCCGGGAAAAATCTCAGATTTTCCCGGCCAATACTTAAAAGGACACTCCAATGGACCCCGTCACTATCTCTGCAATTCTAGGAGCCGGCGGCTCTCTATTTGGCGGCCTCTTAGGCTCCAAAGGCCAAAAAAACGCCAACGCTCAAAACGCCATGATGTCCGCCGCTCAAATGCAATTCCAAGAACGAATGTCTAACACCGAGTTTCAACGCTCAATGCGGGACATGAACCGAGCTGGCCTAAACCCTATCCTCGCTTACCAACGCGGTGGAGCATCAACACCACAAGGCGCGGCAATCCCAATGCAAAACGTCCACAAGGACACCCCACAAGCTATCTCACAAGCTGTCACCAACGCTCTCGCTGTCAAACGGCTACAGGCTGATATAGAAAACACCAATTCGCAAACAGTCCTCAACGCCGAAAAACTCCGCTCTGAAAAAGCGGCTCAAAACCTAGCCAACTCCAATGCCATACTTGCCAACACTAATTCTGCATTAACTGCCGCCCGAACCTCCACCCAAGGACACCTCACTGAACAAGAACGCATCCGCGTTCAAACTGCTATGGCCACTCTCGGAAAAACCCGTATGGAATCCATTCAAGCAGAAGCAGCTGCCGACAAGGCTATCCAACAGGGCAAAATCGACCGATCAGAACTCGGCGAATTTGTCGCTTGGCTCGAACGTGCCAAACAAGCCGGTGTAGGACTCGACACCGTGCTCGGCCTGCTATCCCGCCGAAAACCCGGCGGAAAAATGCCTCACATCCCCAACAAGTCCAACAACTTCAAATCTAGCCCCTCTGTCATCGAATAGGAGAATCCCCGATGAAATTTCGCAAAATGTATGACGCCCACGAACGCGTCCACCCAAACCTCGATCCAATCTCGCTGACCCATCAATCAATGGCGCCAGAATGCGACATAAATACGATCATGCGAAAATATGAGAAAACCGGAATCCTCGAACATCGAAACAACTACGAAGGAACCTACGGTGACTTTACCCAGGTCCCCGAAAACTACCATGAGTCAATGAACGCCGTCCTTGACGCTCAAGACATGTTCCAGACTCTCCCCGCAACTCTCCGTAAACGGTTCCACAACGATCCCGGCGCATTCATCGAATTCGCCAACAACCCGGACAACTCCGAAGAGTTGATTAAGCTGGGACTCGCTACAAAGCGCGCTGACGACGTCTTAGACGATTCGGCACCCCCAGCCACCAAAAAGGCCTCAACCCCTCCAGAAACCCCTCCTAAGGCCTCTAAAACGCCTCCAGAAGGCGATTAACCGACCCCAAAAACGTCGGTCTTGCACAGTTCCCTACTTGATGTAACTGTGCTGACTGACACCTCAGTCCAAAAAAAAGGAAATTCAAAATGGCAAAACGTTCCAAAATGTCACGGTCCAAGTCCCGTCGGGCCTTCACCCGCGGCTCCAGAATCAACAAACGCAACCTCAGCTCGCCCGTCATGCGCGGCGGCATTCGCCTTTAGGTTGCCGTGCTATTGCCCTCTAAGCGGATATTTCCACCTCGGGAAATTTACTTTCAGCCGCCCCCCCGGCTGCGATCAACGAATGACGGTCTCTTGCGGCCAGTGCATTGGTTGTCGCTTAGAACGATCACGGCAGTGGGCGGTCAGGTGTGTGCATGAATCTCAAATGCACGACGATAATTGTTTCGTCACCCTCACATACGACGACGAACACCTGCCGCCCGGTAATTCACTCCTACGATCCGACTTTCAAAAATTCATGAAACGTCTCATCAAAAACACCGGACAACCCATCCGCCTCTTCTACTGCGGCGAATACGGCGAAAACTTCTTTCGCCCTCACTATCACGCTTGCCTCTTTGGGTATCGCCCCGACGATCCCATCCTCCATTCGACAAACGGAGAATTTAAACTCTACACCTCCGAATTCCTCACAAAAACGTGGGGCCTCGGCCACGCATCTTTCGGGGAAATGACCTTCGAAACCGCCGCCTACACGGCGCGATACTGCGTCAAAAAAATCACCGGAAAGGATGCAAAAACCCATTACGAAACAATGGACCCCGACACCGGGGAAATCACAGAACTCACCCCTGAATTTTCAGGGTCGTCCCGTCGCCCGGGAATCGGCTCACGCTGGCTCGATCGCTACGGCGCAGACACCTATCAAAAAAATGAAGTGATCCTAAACGGAAAGGCTATGAAACCACCCC